TGTAGCGTCAACATTAAATTTGTATGTGTTACCTCTGTAAAGTTTTAATAATGGATTTTTCTCTCCCGATCTATGAGGTAACTCCCAACCTTTTACCGTGCTACCATCTGCTTTTGTTACGTTTACTTTATATTCAGCAACCACATTTGGTCCAATGCTATCAATTTCTAAAGTTGCTGGACCTTCCGGCATCCAGTAATATTCTCTGTAATTTACTAGTTTGTCATAATCTATCGCAGGATTCCATGAGTACACAATTTCTTTGTTCAATCTATCATGATTATTAACTTTTCCGCCAAAATATTTTATTTGGTTTATGTAATCGTCGTACGTTCCTGTAAATTTTACTTGGTCTTCCGGGTTAACAGATGTTGTATCTCTATCTGTGTATGTGACAGTTGGTTCTAATTGATATGCGAATCTGTTTGGATCTGTAGCGCCTACATATCTATCTGTAAATTTTCTTGTGTATGCATCCTGTTTTCCTATAAACCCATCTAATCTTTCTAGTGATCCTTTTTGAATCAATGGATCTAAGGTGCTAGATAAAAATCTTTGGTTTGTATCGGTTCTGTAAAACGCAGGTAGATGAGCAACAGTTCGTCTAAATTGCTTTTCACCGTCTGTAACGATTTCTTGATTAGTTAATGCGTTTGATGGATCGTCTGCCATTAATATCCTGCCCCACTACTGCCCGTGCTTGAACCGGAACCTGATGTAGTAGAGCCTGATACTGCTGATCCTGTCGTAGTGTTTTGTGATGTTGTTGCAGTGCTTGTAACGACTGCTCCGGATGCCGCTAGTTGATTGGCTCCTAATGCAGTAATTGTTGTCACATCATCAACGGTGGCCCCACTAATGAATATTTCGTCTGACGCACATTCGATTTGGAACAGAGACCCAAAACTCTGTCCTGATTGATTTGGCACAATCACCACTGTTGATAAATCTGGTGCTAATTGTGTATGAATGTATGCCGCTAGTTCTGTAAAATAAAAACTGTCTCCGAAATCCCAATTATCTAATGCAAAAAATTCGTTTATTGCAGATACCACTCTAGTTTTTATAATAGCATCTGTTACGTTTGTTTTTGTATTTTTAACAACCTTAAATGTTGCCTGTAACTCTTCCGGTGCTTCCGAACCAAATAATATTTTGTATTTTACTGGATGATAAATTAATTGATCAGATAATGATTTTCTAGAATTTAAATATCCAGAATAAGAAATTCGTAATTGGTCAGTTGTAGACGGTAATGGTTTCACTCCTCCATCTTGTAACCATATTCTAAAATTGTTGTCATATGATCTTTCTAAAAGATATATGTCTACTATGTTTGATACCGAAGGATCAATTCTTGTTTCTTGTCCAGCATTGTGTTTGTATTGGAAACTTATATCACTTCTACCTTTTCTTGCGTAATAATCTGTTGTAGTAGTCAATGTGTTTGTAGTAGCACTATATTTTTTAATCACATCTTCGTCTTCAGCATAAAAATAAAATAGTTGTTCATCGTCGTATGTAGTTGTAGATAAGTTTATGTCAGTCTCGTTTTTGGTTACTATAAAATTTGTAGCGGCATATGATCGAAATCTTTCTATGTTGTTGTATGAAATATATTTTTCCCAAAAAGCAAATTTTAATGCTTTATTTGTATTTGGTTCAACAATGATATCGAATATATCTGGATTGTCGACTACACCATCATCATCGTCATCAAAGAATCCAATTTTAATTTTTCTATTGTCCTGATAACCGTCTGCTTCTGTAACTGTATCTACCACTTGCCAATTTATTGGATATCCGATGCTATTGCCTGTAGAAAGTATAGAATTTGTCTTTAATACTTTTACAACATCTTTAACAGACTTTCCTGACTTATAATCATAAATTTTTTCTTGTGCGTCAAAATGAAATTTGTTCTGTGCAGGTGATTCAAAAATGTAATTCAAACTTCTGTACGTTACTGTATACGTGTTTCCATCATTTTGAAAATTGAACCACCAACTTGCATCTGCATTCGTACCAGCAGTAGAACCTGCGTTACTTAAACTGAAAACGTTACTAGCACTTAGGTTAGTTGATGTGATCACTTTCCAAGATTCTGAATCTACATCGTATCTAATACCAAATGTTTCAAATGCTTCTATTCTATCTATCAATTCTGTTTTGAGTGTATCTAAAAAAGAAGTTGTAAAGTTAGGAATAATTTTATCTAATTTAACACCGTTCGGTAAAATATCATTTAAAGTAATAGGGCCGTTTCCGTTTTCTAAGTTTCCAAGTCCACCATTAGCACCGTCACCAACAACTGCACCTATTTTTGCCCATGCTCTATCTTCTGCATTGTCTGTGCCTGCTGTAACTAATGAATCATTTAAAAATTCTCTAGTGTCTGGAGATAAAAATTTAATCAAAGCACCTACTTTAGCATATTTCAAATTCGATGTTGCAAAACCTCCAGTTAATAAAGCACCCGATCCTGTTGTAAAATATCCAGTGTTTGTATTTGTAGATGTGTTTGTTGAATTCCAAGTGGCATTTAAACTACTAAGATCTTTTTCACCATATTTCAAATAGTAAAATTGTCTTGCATATGCGTTACGCAATTTATTTTCTACTTTATTATTAATTGTATCTAGGATAGTGTTTCTATTCGTAAATGTAAATGTAAATTGAGGAATTGATTCCTCTCTATATAAAATTCCGTCATCTGCAAATACTGACACATTCGAATAAGCACCTGATGGATCTAAAATTTCTTTTGCTCTTGATATTCCAGACGCAGATCTGTTAACTGATCTTGCCTTTATAATTTCTTGAGATGCTGACAAAGGCACCACTTGATAATCTTCAGCAGTGATCATTCTATCTTGAGAATAATATACCTGTGGCGCTTTTTGTCTAATAGAATCATTTGATTCAGATGCGGCACTGTTGTAAATTGATGCTTTTAAACTTACACTTACATTCAAAGTTTGTTGTCCTCCGTTAGCATCGATGTACGGAATTGATAGAGAGATACCTTGCATATCAGCAGGTTGAATACTATATTTTGCATTGTCACTTACTCTGTAATAAGTTCGAAAACTTCCTAAAGGAATATCAGAAAAATTGCCATCACCAAAAACTAAATCAACAGAATCATCTGCTTTGCTTACAACATTGTAGATTGTTCTTACACCTTTACTTAAAGAATTGTAAATTGCATTGTTGCCAGTTTTGTTTTCAACCTTGCTCCATTTCTCTAATATTTGACCAAATTGATCCAGTTTGTACAACCACATGTCATTGTTGTTAATATTTGCAGTAGGAATTGATCTAGCAAAATTTGTAATTGCAACATCTTGGGTGAAATCTAAATTTTCCATATTGCCTTGTTTAAACAACATAAAGAATCCTGTATTGTTTGAACTATCACCCGATCCGTCTGATCTGTATGAATATGTCAAACCTGTTCCAGGAATAGGATCTGCTTCGTATATAGATTCGGAATCCTTTATAGTAGAAGGAACTATTTCAAAAGTTCTTCCTACACCACCAACATCTTTTCTAAAACTAAAAATTGGCAAATCTATCTGGTTAGATGAAAGTGTATAGATCTCTGTTTGTATTCCACCAATACTTGCTGACTCCCTAGGTTTGCCAAATAATTGTCCTGTTTGATTTGCCGCATTTAAGATTGCAGTAAATTGTTCTCTGTAATTTGAATTTGAACTATCATTCCAATTTATTGTTTGGTTTGATAAATTTGTTCCTGTAGAGTCCAATACGTCTTGTGTAGTTGATAATGAATCTATTTTAAGCAATCCTGTTGCTGGTAAATTTCTTTTTGCATTGTAGTTGATCAACCTTGCCAATCTTAATATGGAACTTCTTCGAGATGCTGTTTCCAAAAAGTTTTCTCTGGCATTAAGGTCAACTCTAAATGACAAAGATTGGGCAATATAGGCAATAAGATCTATCAGTGCTACATACTCAGAACTTTCTACAAAATCGTTGAAATCGTCTGGATAGTTCTCTTTAATATAGGCCACCATTGTTCTACGTAGTGTTTCAAAGTCGTAACTCTTGAAATCTGCCTGTTGGAACGCTTGGTAGATCTTTGTCCAATCTTCCGCTACTAGTAATCTGTTCTGTCTATCTGTTGTGGCCATACTGTTTGTATGGATATTTATAACTTAAATTAAGTGCGTATATTAAGATAGGCGAAGTAATGCGTTTTCGTCAAAATTGAATTGTAATTTTTCTGTGATATCAAGCGGTACATACTTTACGGTTGCTTGTATGGCTATTCCATGATCTAATTGCGTTATATCTATTGATTCTGTTGCAATACGCGGATCAGCATTTAAGTTTTCAGTAATATCTTCTGCTATCTCTTCTCTCAATGCTGGAGTCAATGGTTCGAATATTACGTCATATATTATTGTGCCAAATTCAGGATTCTCTACCCTTTCGCCCTTACGTACCGACAAACGATTTATGAGATCCTGTTTAGCACACTCAAAATCATAAATCTTAAAGTTCTGCCTTTCGGCTCTAGATGAAAATCCTTTAAATGTAACTGAACCGCTACCTGTATTTCCCGCTCCTGAATCTCCGTATGCCATTAATGTAGCCTCCTAAATTTTACGTCCACTTTGCTGTAATCCACAGCATAAAATCCTGTTTCTGTCATATGCGTTGCCCACGGAACTTCCTGTGCCATTACACCAATGTATCTTCCTGGCAACTGTTTGTATTTAAACGAATAAATGTTAATACCTGCAGGTGATTTTGCAATAAATTGTATTTCTTCTTTTAATCGCCTATCACTAAATTTAAAGCCTGAGAAAAATGATCCAATTGCCTTTGTTGCTCCTGCAAATCCAGATTTAAACGCAGAACCTATTTGCGTAAATCTTCCACTTAATGTGCCTCTTAATGATGGTGGTAGATTGTTTGCTGAACCTCTTCCAAGCAGAGTACCTGAGATTTTTGATGCAATACTTGTAATTCTGCCGGCAACAACTTTAGATGTAAGCACATCTTTTAAATTTGCTGTTGATAAAGATTCAATTTTATTTTTTACATTAAACACTTTTTGATAATCTTTTGCAAACGCATCTGATAATTTCTTGGCTTTGGTGATATCTAAATTTTTCGCCACACTGTGCAATCCTCCTGCACCACCCGTGTATGGACTTACTATACCAGATATTGTTTTGTCTAAGCCACTTTTTGCTTCTACATATTTTTTAGCATCTTGTATAAATTGTAGTTCTCTTATGTATTCTACATCTGATTCCCTATTTTTCTGTGCCATATATTCTAATGTTCCTGGTGTTTCCGAAAGTTGTTTCCATTTTACTGGATCATCCCACTGCGAAACGTTTTCATTTACTGCCGAAGGTGCTCTTTCGAAAGGTTCGTGGGTTACAGGACTGGGCACAGAAGTTAATGTCTTTTTCGTGTTGGCTTCAAGTTTTTGTCCTGGACCTACTGCGATGTTTACATCATTTTGTGATTCGTCAATTACTATGCCTGCTGATTGTGGATTCAGCCATGTAGGCCCCCAATCCGAACTAGGTTGTATGCTATTGAAATGAATTTGTCCGCCAGCAAGATGAGTGCCTGCTCCACCATGTAGTTGCTGTCCACCAGTGAATGACGTAATTCCGCTTTTACTAAAACTCGAAATTACACCTTCTTGCGATGTATTAAAAATACCGGCTGATCCTAAATTTAAAATTGCATTTGCATTGTTTACAATTTCTCCTTCTGCCGTAAACTTAATGCTATTTTTGGAGTGGAAGTTTATGTCACCACCTGCGTGTAAATCAAAATTTCCATCCGCTCTCAAATTAAATCCATCCTGTGCATAAATGTAAACCTTACCGTCTGATGACATTTCTAGCCAACTTTTTCCTGAACCATTTGCTAGATATACAACGCCCTCTGTATCGTGCATTAATAATTGATGTCCGGATGATGTTCGCAATCTAGTGAGTTGGTTTTGCCTGTTTGCATCTCCGTCATCCATTACAAAGGTGTGTCCCGCATCTCTTACGACAAATTCTGATGACAACTCATCCTTAGGACCTACTTGTTTCTTTTGTGTTTTTTCATTGAGCCTCCCTGGAGTGCTTATACCAAAAACCTGGCTTGGAGTTTCTCTTCTCGCGGAAGAAGTTGTGGTACCTCTTATCTCATCTTCGATAAGACCTTGTTCCAAAAGCACGTTGCTGAAAGGATGTATAGGTAAAGGAATACTGTCGTAATTTGCAACAGGATCAATATTTTCATTAGACAAACGATTTATTTCACCAGCAACAACTTTTTTTGTCCCATAAGTTTTTTCTTTATCAATATTAGAACTCGGTGTGCCTGGTGGTCCTCCGCCGCCTTTGTCCCAAGTTTTATCACTTGCCGCTAGACCTGGTGTCATGTGGTTGATAAGTGGTTCTTGTATGCAACCCATCCAATATGCTTGGCTAGCCTTACCTTCTGCAAAAATTACGAGTACTCTAGTTCCAATGTCAGGTGGCACACCCCAAAAACCATAAGAGTGTTGTGAATACTGATGCTGTGATGAACCTGAACTGTTATGAGCGATATCTTTGGCTCCGTAAAAAGGAGAAAGATATTCACAAATAATTAAATTGTCTTGTTTGTCTTCGTCTGTCTTTGCAAGAGCAGGAATAAAAACATTCAGTCTACCCATACGTGCAGGATCCTTGTTTCCTTTTACTATTCCGATAAACGGACCTGGACTACCCTCAGACCACGAAGTGTCTTTATCTGGCACTTGTGATGTAGATACATGACCTTTTAAATTTGTTGATAACTTAGACATTTTTTATAAAATTTTTCACCTTATTTTCTACCGTTGATCTGACTTTAGTTGCAAAACTTGTAATTTTACCAAATATATTTTTAACATCTCTTATTTCAAAAGCAGTGTTTCTAAATTTTTCAATTAGACCTTCTGCCTCACTTCTTAAAGCGACATATGATCTTCCATCTGATGTGTAGGTCACTGCATTTTCTATTGGTTTACTAATTTTTACTCCTTGGTTTTTGAATCTAACCATATTTAATGTCTGAGTAAACGAGCCTCCATCAAAATTGTGTGTTACTCCAACGATTCTATACAAACCTGTAAATGTTGTGGACTTACCATCCGCTAGTTCATACACGCCTCTTTTGTCATCAACATCTGATGGCATTCTAAAATTTAACATCACTATTGGATCAGCAACATCAAAATTATAGCATTGATATTGATCATTCCATATAAAATCTCTACCGCCTTGCCAATAGTCAACATTTTTTCTCTCGGCAGTACCACCTTTTTTCGGATCTGCCGCAAAAAGTTCTAAAGGTATAAACTGTGATTGAGATATCCATGCCGGGTCTCCTAATATTTCCATTTGGATGTTAACCATATCTGCAAGAGGATTTGACAACTCGTCTTGCAATTGATCCAAATAGAAATATTTTTCAGCAGTCTGATCGCCTTCACTTTTAGTTACTCCCGGCTCACTTTTCATTATGTGTGTGCCATCTTCAACAATATCTTCACCAGTCCTCGGTGCTGGCTTAGATTCAACCACTCGTACTCCAGGTGACCTAGGGTCTGCATCAACATCTTTCAGACGAGATTGAAAATATGCTAACCGATAATTAATATCTAAATTTAAAATATCAACATTTTCTCCTGTAAAAATATAATTGTATTTTTTGTGTACAAATGATTTAAATTTATCACCTGTGCTTACGCCTGGAATAGCAAGACTATACGCATGAATATAATGTGGAGTAATATGTATATTAATTTTTTTCCTGTGGGTATTTCTTTTTTGATCCCAATTTCCTGGACCGCCCATTGGAGTAATAGTTGTTTTAATTTGATAATCCCTAAAGTACATACCTCGTTCATTACTGGCATCATATACTGCTTGGTTCCCTCCTTTAATTTGTGCCGCGGTTAATTCAGAAGAAACTTTTGAATACCATGCCTTATAGGCATCATCACCAAACTCTGGCGATGCTTTACAAATTTCAGTCAATATTTTTAAAATAGAATTTTTCGAAGTAAATTTAACAATTTGTTTTGGATTGACTTCTCCCAACT